CTGACCTGCCGCGAATAAGGAGTTGAATCATGGCTTTTAGTTCTACTGGATTCACCGTTTACGGTGCGGCTAAAGCAGGCAATGCTCCTAGCCTATACGGCTACAGCACGGCTGACGCTATTGCTGACGTCAACACCGCAGGTTATTTCAACAGTCTGTCGGACACCCTCAAGGTGGGCGATGTGATTTTGGTTCGCTCTTCGACCGGCGGCACCCAGGCTTTGTCTTGGGTTTACGTTGCGTCGAACGCCAGCGGCGTGGTTGATGTAACCGATGGTTTGACCATCACCGCTACCGACTCCGACTAATCGGATGGGTAGACCGAGCCGGCCTCTGATGATTCGGGGGCTGGCTCTTTTTGCGTAGAGGTTATCAATGGCTGCTGGTGATACGTCAGTTTCTATTTGCGCGGATGCCCTAATTCTCTTGGGCGCCAAGCCAATATCGTCCTTTAATGATGGCACCGACGAAGCCAATACCGCAGACCGCCTGTATCCCAACGTGCGCGATTCTGCGCTGATGATGTACCCCTGGACGTTTGCCTACAAAAAGGTTTTGTTGTCCAGGTTAATTACTACCCCAGTTACCGAGTGGAAGTACGAGTATCAATTGCCGGGTGACCGCCTGGGCAACCCTCGGGCTATGTACACCACTTCCGACGCATCTGCACGACCATCGAAAGAGTGGGAGGTGCAGGGCGACAAGCTGCTGACAAACGAGACTACGGTTTACGTTGACTACCCGTATCAAACGCCCGAGTTCGCCATGCCGCAGTCATTTGTGCAGTTCATGAAATATATGATGGCCTGGCACTTGGCTTACCCCATTACTGAACAGCAAGACAAGGCTGCGTATTGGCAGAGCATTGCTGTTGGTTCGCCCGGCGAAAACTTCCGAGGCGGCTACTTCCGGGTTGCTGCCAACATCGACTCGCAGGGTCAACCCAACCAAGTTATTGAAGACTACAGCCTGGTGGCCGCGAGGTACTGATGGCTCGGTTTGTAGACTTCCAAACCAACTTCTCGACCGGGGAACTAGACCCCCTGTTGAGGGCGCGCGTTGACCTGCAAACCTACAACAATGCGCTGGCCAAAGCAACGAATGTTCTGATTCAGCCGCAGGGTGGGTTACGCCGCCGCCCTGGCTCCAAGCACATACTTGAGTTGCCCAACACGGGCACCGAGTCTGCTGGCAATGGTGTGCGGATGGTGCCGTTCCAGTTCAGCGTTGACGATAGTTATATGCTGGTCTTTGTGCCCACCAGGATGTACGTCATCAAAGACGGCAGCGTAATTGCCGATATCAACGGTACCGGCAACAACTACCTGACTACCACTATCACGGCGTCAATGCTGGATGATATGTGCTGGACGCAATCTGCCGATACATTGATTGCGGTGCATCCTGATTTGCAGCCTGTGCAGATTCAGCGCGACAGCGACTCTGCCTGGACGATTGCAAGCATCACGTTTGACAGCATCCCCAAGTATGCGTTTGAGTTGGATAGCCACACTTCGCAGGGCGCTGACATTACGCCGTCTGCGGTGAGCGGCAACATAACCATTGACGCCACCAGCACCAACCACACCAGCGGCACCGCCCAGGGCGGCACGGTATCCACGATTACCCTGAAGTCTGCGTCCAGCAGCACAGACAATATCTACGAGAGTATGTTTGTCGAAATCACCGGCGGCACCGGCGCTGGCCAATCAAGGATTATTGATAGTTATGTCGGCTCGACCAAAGTGGCTACAGTTCACCCCAACTGGGATACTGCCCCTGATGCTACTAGCGTTTACTCGGTTGCTTCGTTTAAGGAAGCGGCGGTTAACCAGTACATCAACGCATCACCGCAGGGCCGCGCCCGCATCATTCGATATGTGAGCGATACCCAGGTTGAGTGCGTTACCGAATACCCGTTCTTTAACACCGACCAAATTACTGCTGGTCGCTGGGAAATCGAGCATGGTTATGTAGATGTGTGGTCTAGCACCAAGGGCTGGCCGCGCACGGTTACGTTCCATGAGGGGCGTCTATACTTTGGCGGCAGCAAGTCGCGGCCATCTACTATTTGGGGCAGCAAGATTGGCTTGTTCTTTGACTTTGTGCCAACCGAGTCATTGGACGATGACGCTATTTCTGCCACCCTGGACACCAACGAATTGAACGTAATTACGGATATCATTAGTTCGCGTGACTTCCAAGTGTTTACGACCGGCGGCGAGTTCTATGTGCCGCAGCAGGGCACCGACCCTGTAACGCCCCTGACGTTTATTTTTAAGGCCGTAAGCCGCAATGGCATCAAGCCTGGCACCAGGGTGCAGTCCGTGGATTCAGGCTCTGTGTATATCCAGCGCCAGGGCAAGTCGCTCAACGAGTTCGTGTTCTCTGACACCCAGCTTACATACATCACGCAGCGCATATCCCTGCTTTCGGGCCATTTGCTCAAGTCGCCGAACCGCATTGCCCTGCGTAAAGCCAGCAGCACCGAAGACGCCGACCTGCTCATGATGACCAACACGACCGATGGCAGCATGGCTGTGTTCAGCATTATGCGTAGCCAGCAGGTTACCAGCCCGTCGGAGTTCACCACCGATGGCGAATACCTGGATGTTTCGGTTGATGTGACTGACATATACACCACCGTCAAGCGCACATTCGACTCGGTGGACAGGTACTTTGTCGAGTTATTTCAAAACACCCTGTATACCGATTGTGCGTTTACGGGCGGCGCGGCGGCGAGTGCCAGTAGCCTGCCGCACGAGGGCGAGACTCTGAATGTCATTTGTGACGGAGTGCCCCAGGGCGACGAGGTGGTTTCTAGCGGCTCGATTACATTTGACCGTGCCAGCGCCACCAGCTACGAGGTTGGCTTGCCAATGACCGTATATGCCAAGACCATGCCTGCCGAAATCAGTATCGGCACGGGCACCAGGATTGGTTTTAAAAAGCGCATCGTCCAGGTAAACGTGGTGGTGAACGATAGCCAGCACCTGAATATCAACGCGCAACCTATTCCATTCCGAAACTTTGACACCGATATGCTGGATGAGCCGGTGCCCGAGTTCACCGGCATTAAACGCCTGGACGGGGTTCGTGGTTATTCAAGAGATGCTGCTATTGAGATTACGCAGACCCTGCCGCTCAAACTGACGCTGTTGGGTCTTGAGTACAAGATAGCGGTACACCAAGGGTCATAATCATGGTAACACCAGCAACAATATACGCAGGCGCCCAACTGGTTGGTGGGGTCGGGGAATACTACGCCGCCAAAGCAGAAGCCATTAACACGCAGACAGCCAACCTGCTGCGAGCAAATGACGTATTGTTTGCCACCGAAATCCAAGCGATGCAGGGCGAGGAATACGCTCGGATACAAGCTGGTCGGACAATACAGCAGGCCAATATCACCGCAATGAACCAGCGGATGATTGGCAATAAACTACTGCGCGACCACCGGCAATCTGTTGCAAGCGCAAGGGCCAGGGCTGCTGCCAATGGCGTGGCGTTCAACGAGGGCAGCGTTGCCGCATTTGAAAATGAAAACCTACGCCAAACCATGATGGATGTTGGTGTTTCAGACTTTAACGCCCTGACCGCCCTGGTGTTTGGCTTTGAGGATGCTACCGCCCTGTTGCAATCGCAAGAGCGCCAGGCAACTCTAAGCCTGTATTCAGCCCAATCGCAGGCACAGCAGTACCGCATGGCCGGAGAGGCGGCTCGTACTACCGGGCGGCTCAAGGGTGGCCAGGCATTGCTGGAGTCGGGATACAAGTTCTATCAGTTGTATCCACAGGCTTAAAAGAAAGAGCGCATAGATGGCAACAAGAATTACAGACGCAGGCAGAGTCCAGCTAATTGCACCTGGCAGCAGCCCCATGCGCCCGGCTGAATATCGCGGTGTGGATTACCGTGGCTACACAGCAGAGGCGCAGGCAGCCGGTGCCCTGGGTGATGTGATTAGCCGCATGAGTTCGTTCGCTGCCAAGCTGGGCGAGCGCGCTGTTGGCCAGCAGGCGCAAGAAGATTATTTTGCCAAGTTCCAGGTTACGGCTGCTGATATTCGCCACGCCAAAGACGGCGACCCCGATAATCTTTTGATTGGCAATGACGCGACGATATATGGCCGCACCCTTAAGAAGATGCGGGCCATGCAGTTGTCGGGGATGTTCGAGACTGAGATTAAAAGTCTTGCAGCCAAGTTAAAAACAGACGCTGAGAATGGTTTGCCAACTGCAAACGTGGCCTCTCAATTGGAAGCGGCTATTGCGTCGAACGTGGATATTCTGTCAAAGCAAGACCCAGAGGCGGCGGTTAAGTTGTATGCCGCCAGCAAAGGTTACGCATCTACAGCCATCAATTCAGCGTATGAATATGAAATTAAGCGCAATAAAGAAAGGCGCGAGGCTGCTGTTACTTTGTCCAACGAGCAAGAGAATCCTGAATTAACCAGCATATTAAATGCCGGAATTACCACAGGCGCAGAGGGCACGATAAACAATATCTCGGTGCTGGACACCCGCAGAACGCTCCGGGCGCAGCAAGCGTTTGGCGCCAGCGGCCAGCAGCTTATGGATGAGACTATCAAGGCAACTGATGCCCACATATTGGCGTCGGCGCAAGAATATGTCTCCCAGTATGTCAGCGCATCAGACAACCCGACAAAAGCGTTTCGAGATATCCGCAACGGCACGACCGACAACGCTGCGGTGAATGCAATCCTGACCGGCGTTAATGCTTTTGATAACTCTGCCGCCCCCGCCTGGGCAACTGACATGGCAGCCAAGGTGCGCGATTCTGCCAAAAAGGCTTATATGGATTGGGCATACGAGCAAGACCAAATTGAGAAAGCAGACAAACGCGCAGCCGAACTGTACAAGGTTGACTTTACAGAGGCAATGGCTAATGGCGACAGGGCGGGGATGGAGCAGGCGCTGTACCAATTGAAGAACAGCAACCCTGAAGCGTATTTGAAAATGAACGAGGATTATCAGGCTTGGTCAAACGGCGGGTCTTTGTTTTCTCGATTTGATAACCAAAGCATAGTTGAGATTCTTGACAGGAAATTCAACTCGCCATACGGCGACCCTGTTACTCCTGATGATGTCTACCAGGTTCGCGGTCAACTGACCCAAGAGACTTTCCGCAGGTATCTCGGTATGGTTAAGTCATTCGACGATGACCAGGTACGCAAGTTAAAAGAGTTGGCTGTTGCTAGGCTGGAGATGGTGCCTGGCCCGTTGGTCGGCTCCCAGGCAAGGGCCGTGAACGCCCGCAAAGA